AGAATGTTAAATAATGCAACCTTTTGCATATTTGGAAACTTACAGCCGTGGAAAGTAGGGAGGGCTGGGGTTTAACTGACTGTCAGCTTAAAATATTACCCCATTCCCCTTATCTGAAACTACTTGAATACCTATCTTATCAAATACTTCATCTATGTTATTCATTAGTTGTTCATCAGTAGTAACAGCACTAGCTTCTTCTCTCTGTAGCCTTATCTGTTCATTTACCAACTCTAGCAGTATATCCATAGCATAGTACATATCATTACATATATCTTCTAGTAATGTATCTGCCATTAACCCATTAACTATACTATATTCCTTATCCTTATAACCTACAATACTAGTAGGCTCTCCATTAGTCAAAGGTGTAATATAATAGAAGTTCAATCGTTTGCTAGTAGGATGAATCCACTTACAGCCTTCCCTGTATATATCCCTAATACCTAAATACTTCTCATCTAATAATTCCAATAGATAGTTAGTAGTTAGTGCATTGCCTTTTACTTTCAACTGGTTTAAAGCTCCACCCTTATCAAAGTGGTTATAGAAAGAAGTCTGGTTCTTTACTAACTGGCTAGCAAAGACTGTCATACAATTATCTATCTGCATCCTTATTTGCTGAATAGCACATAGATAATTCTTAGACTGGCATAGTGTTATAAATCCATCATAGATAGTATTAGCTATAACTAAAGTGCCTAATGTAAAATGGCTTCTTCTAATACAATCTAATGATACCTTATAGGCTGGATTATCTATACCTTCGATAGCATCCACTATCTTTCTTCCATACTTCTTATACTCCATACATCTTAAAATAAAAAAGGCTAGCCGAAGCTAGCCCCATTGTTTGAAGTCCTTCCAGTTACTGACCTATCAACTCCTTCAAGGCTGCTTTATCATCCTCTGTAAGAGATTGAATGTAGCGATAAGCCTTAGCCCTTCTCATTTCAGACTTCAAATTGTCGTCTGGAATCTCCAGTACAGCTTTAAGATTGGCTATGTATAGTTCATATCTTGCGATATAACCTTTACATTTAGCCTTAACCTGTTCTACTGTGTCACTGTCTGTAATATACAAACCAACACCAAAAGCCTTACCTAATTCCTTGCGGTCAGTTGATACCAATACTGAAAGAACATTCACTTGTGATTCTTGATTCTGTGTCATAATATAAAAAGTTTAAATTATGCCAGCACACTATTATACTGGCTATTCAGACAAATAGTGCTATCAGAATCACGCTGCAAATGTACTACAAAGTAGCCACATAAACAAATAGCCTGCAATCTACCACCAGACTACAGGCTAAATTTATTTACTTTCTAAATATCATCCGATAATGATAATCTACACCAAACAAGGCACCAGCAAAGGTACAAGTTTCACCAAAGGCAATAAGTACGCTGCTGTCTATTATTCCTAATGGTGCTACACAGAACCCTCCAATTAATAAACCACAGCCTACTATTACTAATACTGCTGCTGATATTAATTGTAAGTTTAGCTTATCTTCTTTTGTCATTCTGCTGATTGTTTAACTTTAATTTCTTGAATAGATGTATCTACTAATGCAATTACATCAGCCTTATTAGCTGCTGGAAGATTATAGTTATAATTAACTAATCCCCCATCCAGTTCACAGTAGTTAGCATCACCGATATATTTCATATCTTCAATAAGGTAGATACTAACATTATAGTTCATCTTTCCATTCATATCAATATTGAATGTACCTTCTAACTTCATTGTTCCATTATCTGTTACTACATTGTAATTTGTGTGCTGCATTTCGATAGTTGTAGCCATAGTTTTAAAATTTAAATGTGTTATTAATTAATCTATGGTAAAGATGGGTCTGGCATTGGCATAAGTGCCTGTATAGACCTCTGTAGCTGGTTATCAAACCATAAACATAGCCAGCAAATAGAAGATGTGCTATTATTATAAAGTGAACCAGTATATTTCTGTGAAGTAGTTTCATCATTAACTGTAAGTGATTTAGGTAGACCAGTAGCAGTAGCAATTTGATTGATACCTTTGTTATCCTTACATAGCTTAACTGAAATATTACTAATTGTACCACCTCTATAAGTAGAACCTACTGCACTAAATTGTAGTTCCCAATCATAGTACTTAGTATTACTTTCTCTTTGCTGTGCCTTAAAGATAATTTGCACCTTCTGACTTCCTGCTACTACATCTGCCTTAACTTGTATAGATGCCACTGGCATAGGTAAGGCTAAGAATCTATCATTAGCATTACCTGTATATGGTGAAGTAGGTGTATTAACGGCATTAGTTAAAAACTCATATACTTGTACTGTCTTACCTGCAAACTGTTGCATCTGTGTAGTCCACCAGTACAACTTCTCACTATACCAATAAGATTTAGAACCATCTGTTACTAAAGCACCTCTATGAAGGTTCAACTTACTTCCATCAGTACCATATACTGTATATATATCGTCTTTAGTAAGATAAGTTAAACTAGAAGTATCACCCCCTGGTGTACTGGATTCTATACCTGCTAGTGGTTTTTCATAAGAAGCGTGATTACTAGAAGTTACACCGCCTATATTCTGTACTGCACCATCTTTATAAGTAGCATACAAAGGCATAGCTGCACTATGTTCATAATTTCTAAAGTCACCCAATCTATAAGGACTATTAGAACCACCAGTAGGCTTATTATATTTATAGCCTAAGTTCCCATTAGCCTTAATAGCACTTACTAATGAAGTGGGGTTATTGGCTTGAATTATCTGGATTCCATAGTTCCTATTCTTCAACTCTCCTAAAGTCATTGTAGATACAGTACTATGTATAGGCTTCCATTTACTCCACGGATTCACATTACTACTAGTACATAATCCACCTACATTTCTATTTGATATGCCTAATGTGTTTCCTACTAAACTTGTTGTTATACCCGAACTCGCTAAAGCCATATTATTTAGTTTTTATATTCTTTAATTCGTCTATCTCTTTTTTAAGGTCTATAATCTGTGCTTGTAATACTGCTACATATTGTGCATAATTGACAGATAGATATTTATCTTCTGTATTATCTTCTATAACTAGTTCTGGATATAGTTCCCTTACTTCTTGTGCTATGAATCCTATACTATCCTTACCATCCTTCTTATATGTAACAGGTTTAATGTAACCCCTATTCTCTAATGGCTGAATGTCTGTTTTAAGCCTAATATCAGAATAAGCAGTCACTTCACCTGTAGCTGTAAGTGTACCGACTTTAATGTTAGTTGGTAATTTCAAATAAGCATTACCACCACCGTTTACACTAACTGCCGAACTGGTATTAGTAGCTGTAGCATCTTGGATATAAATGCTTCTAGTAGTACCCCAATTTGCCGTAGTAATGTTAGCAGTACCATTAAATGAAGTGCCGTTAATAGTTCTAGCTGTCTGTAGTTTTGTAGCACTACCAGCGTTACCACTGATACTAGCACTACTAGTAATGAATCCTGCACCATTGGTTAACTGATTAGTGTTGTTTGGTATAGCTACACTGACTGCTGCACTACCATTAAATGACTTGGATTGATAGCCTGTAAAGGTTAATGTATTAGTAACCTTATTGGCTGCTGCTACAGTGGCACTACTTGTAATAAATCCACTATTATTAGTCAAATGGCTGGTATGTGTTGGTACATTTACTGTTACTGCTGCACTACCATTATAGGACTTAGTACCAAATGAACCTGCTGCAAATGATAATGTACTATTAACTTTATCAGCACTACTGGCACGACTTGAAATAGGTCTACTAACATTAGTATTATAATTATTAGCTACGGTGCTTGAATAAGAAGTATTAGTAAACTGACCTGCTGATACACTACCACCATTATTAGTTACTGTATATTCAAGACTTATGTTAGTCCAATCGCTAGGTTGCCTTACTTGTACCTCCCAACTGTTGTTATTATATCGTACTATCCTAATCATATCCCAAGTACAATAAGGAGGAAGGTATAGATAACTTTGATTTAACATTGAGTTTGCAGTACCGCCATAAGCATACATTATCGCTTCAAATGGTATATCTATTACGTGCCCTTGATTGTGATTACCTGTTATATAGTAGATTGTACCTTTGACTTTACAGCTTTGATATTGCCCTCCACCTGTACAAACATAGGTTACTATCTTCTTCCAGTTCTTATCTGTATTACCTCCCCATCTGTCAACCCTGTATTTAGTTGAAGCAGTCCAGCCCATACTAAATGCTGCTTGGTGGTAACCATCCACTGTATCGGCATTTGAGGCATAAGGAACAGTAATATTATTAGTAGTACCGTTTTTAGTCCAAGTAAGGTAATTGCCATTAGTTCCCAATGAAGATACATAACTGCTATTATGATTATGGCTACTAGCAGCTTTACCATTTAAGGCATCTTGTAAACCACTAACATTACTAATTGAATGACTATGCGAACTGGCTGCTGCACCTACACTAGCTGCTGTTATATTGAAACTCTTTGCAGCACTACCATCATAAGCACCCTGTGAAGTACCATTCAAGCTAATAGTAAGTGCATTAGGATTCTTTAAAGCAGAAGGTACTGTAGGATATGCTGGTAAGCTGATAGTATTTCCACTTATATTATAGCTTGTTGAACCTACTTTAACTGTACTAGCGTAATTGTGAGTATGTGAACTAGGTGCAAATGTAGATGGTTTACCACTTATTTCAGCCCAAGTATATGAAGGTTTATTAGCCCCAATCCAGCTTGGTTTACCTTCCAAGTCTGCCCAATTAGTAACGCCACCTTCACCCTTAGAATCAATCAATTCCCTTAGAATCCTACCTTGATTGGCTGAAAGTGCTGCATCTGTAGCCGTACTGGTTAAAGCATCTACTATAGTAATACTACCACTTCCACCAGAAGCACCTGCACCATAGGCTGAAACTTCCTTCTCACCGATAACATTTACTTTAACCTTCAAATCTCCATTGGAATCAAAGTAAAAAGCCTTATTCCAGTTAGTTACTACACCATCCCAATTAGTAACCTTAGCAGATGTTATTCCATCCAATACAGACTTATTAGAATGTGTATGCTTCTTATTATTAGCATCATTCCAGTTAGTTCTTTCCGTACTCGTAATATGTAATGTAGTGTTACCTGTATGTGCGTTAAAGTCTGTAGAACTAACTGCACTCAAACTAGATAAAGTAGGATAAGCAGGTAAACTAATAACATTGCTAGCAACATTATAAGCAGTATTACCTACCTTAACCGAACTGGCATAATTATGTGTATGTTCAGAAGGTGTAAAGGTGCTAGGTTTACTAGTAATCTCATTCCAACTATAGGAAGGTTTTGTAGATGTTATCCAACTAGGTTTATCGGTTATATCTTCCCAGCTAGAAACACTACCTTTAGAATCTATCATATCTTTAAGGATTCTACCCATATTAGCACTTAAAGCACAGTCAGTAGCTGTACTAGTAAGTGCATCCACTATAGTTACAGTTCCAGCACCCGAAGTAGTTCCAGCACCATAAGCACTAATTTCTTTCTCGCCTATTACATTAACTTTTGCTCTTAAATCACCTGCACTATCAAAGTAAAACGCTTTATCCCATATTGCTTTATCCAGTTTGTTATTCCAACTAGTAAGATTGGCTTCTGTTATCTTATCTAATGTAGTCTTATTAGTATGTGTATGGCTGTTCTCATTCCACTTAGCTATACTAGCATCTGTAAGTGCTGCTGGCTTCCCTTCTATATTAGTCCAAGTAACCTTAGTACCATTAACAGTACCATCACCATTAACCCACTTCTTAGAAGTTGCATCATACTTTAAAATCTGTCCGTCTGCCAGATTGGTTAGTGTTACATCTTCCAATTTAGATAATAGTGTACTACCACCAGTTCCAGCTTCTAATATCATCTCTCTTAATATCCTGCCTTGATTGGCTGATAAAGCAGCATCTACAGCTACAGAATCCAAACCATCATAAATAGTAACTGAACCTGTAGAAGTGCTTCCACCACCTGTAGAGCCTTGACCATAAGCAGTAATTTCACCTTCACCAATTAAGTTTCCAGTAAACACTACCTTTGATAAATCTACAGTATAAGAACCATCACCATTATTAACAGCAGGTAGAAAGTTCCCACTTAAAGAAGAACTTCCCCCACCACCGCCAACATTAGTAACAGCTACATTACTGGCATTAACTACACCGTTACGAAATGTCTTATTTATGTTTGTTCTTGTAAATTGCATATTACTTCTTCTCTATTAACCGTATTTCCTGCTTACATAATCTATAATCTGTAGTAATACTATCCACTATAAAGGTTTTATTTGGAAGATGGTTATCAGTCATAGTAGCATATACTTTAAACTTGTTCTGTAGGTTCAGATTCAGAATAGCAGAAGGTGTACTATATTGTGTTACTAGCCTATATATAAGATGCTCTTCCAGTCTATACATCTGCTTAGTAGCCTTATTATATACGTTATCCAGATAAGTAAAGCTAGTACCATTAGCACTATAGCAAACTGCACTATAGTTACATTCCTTATTATCCCAAGTACATATAGCAAATTCTTCTGAATCCATCTCATTAACAAAGTCCTCGTTTATAATATTGCTGTATTCAGTATCAGAATCCTTTTCTTCTTCCTTCTGGAAGTTCTGAACTTTAGCCTGTATATCGAAGTCACTAAGGAATACTGCATCACATCTATAGCTATTATCCACCTTGTGCGGATGGTATAATGTAAAGGTAGGTTTACCAGTAATCACTTCATTAGTGTTAGGCATTGGAATAGCGTAACCTTCACCATCTATTCCCATCTTCCAATCAATGTTATTTTTAACTGGGAATACCCTGTTAATACAATGGTCTGACTGTCCTTGATTATCAAAGTATAGTTTGAATGTACTATCTGTAGAAGTCCACCTAGAACCATTCCAGTACATACTACCATACTTTAACTTACAGTCTATGTAAAGATTATCTGGGTTGAAGTCATCATTTTTGTTACTATACCCCTGCATTATATACATCTCACCTTCCCTATCCATAAATAGGAAATTACCCTTAATAATCAGATAGGTAGAACCACCAATGAAGCTAACATTATTATCATTTACTTCCAGTTCAAACAATGGTCTTAGTTTACCATCATAAGTATTATGAACGTGTAATAATACATAGTCTGTAAAATTGATATTATTGTACTTCTTATTAAAATCAGTAACCTTATCAAAGAAGGCTTTACAGATAGTAGCACCTACATAGTTCTGTGTAGTAGCATAGTTAATATTAGAAGGTGCTGATACTTGTGCTAATGTAGTCTTATTATAATAGTAGCATTTATAGTTGCTGTTCTTTAAATACTTAAAGAAACATTTGTGCATACCACCTTTACCATCTTCATTTACTTCCTGCACATAAGACCAGCTACCACCATAGTTAGTTAAATACTTCTCATCCCAAATACTAGGTATAATGCTGTCAAAGCTGTATAGACTATCTTTAACAGTAACCTTATTATATACATTATCTAAGGATAACTGACCACCATTTTCAACATAATCACTGGCTTCTATTTCCTTAGACTGCTGTAATGTTACCTTAGTGGATGCTGTACTACCAATGGTAAACTTATAGTAAGTATTGATTCCATCTTTAATAGCATCATAATCCAAAAAGTAAACCTTATTACCATCAGCTACAGCAGTTACATTAAGGTATTTACAAACTTCTTCCAGAACTTCCTGCATAGTCATAGGTTCATCATCTTCATCAAAGAAGTTCTGCTCACTGATATACATCTTACTAGGTAAACAAAAGTCAGATGTAGCATTTAATTGTGTATTATCTGAAATATAGAAAGAACTATAAGCATTACATTTACTAAGCAGATGGTTTATAATCTGGGTAAAAGAAACTATATCCTTCTTACTGCCTATAGTGGTGTACTTATAATACTGTAATGTACTAAGTGCATCTATGGATTCTACCTCTATTTCTTCTAATTCATTCTCATAGCCTTGACTGTATAGATTGGGTGTTACATACCCAACCCATACAATACCACTAGCACTACTAAGAACTACCTTATTCTGTTGTGCTGTACTACTATACAAATCAAACTTATAATCGTCTGTAATCATTCCTATAGTAGCACTGCTATACTTACAAGGTTTATATAGATGTGAATCAGAAGTTTCTAACTCGGTTATGAATGGTGTAGCAGATAAAGTAATGTTCTGCACTTCTCCAGAACCTATTTCCAATGTGTATAGCTTCTCATTTATATCATAGAATTGTGCTGTATATTTCATCTTACTTTAGCTGTTTTATTATTGTAATTGGCTAGAACTCCTACAAGTTCCTTGCCTCTAATCTTAAACTCTACCTGACCACCGCCAGAACCTACAGTAGTGCCGTTTCCATTAAGCAGGTTAAACAGATTCCTTTGCTGTCTATTATTAAGAATCATTTCACCAGCATTTACCCTAGCTAAGTTCATATCTCCTATAGTACTATTGCCAGCAAATATACCACCAGTACTAAAGGAAGGAATACTAGCCAAAGCTGCTACTACAGCCGCTGCTGCTGCACCTGCCAACAACCATCCTACAAACGGTGTTTGTGCTGCACTGGCTACACCACTGGCAATAGCTTCACCTTTCTTGGCTGTAGTTAATGCTACAATTTGTGGGATAGCTGCTGCAATAGCACTAATCAAATTAGCACCCCAACTTAACCAAGCTGCTGCACCTTCATTAGTCATATTGGTTACAGAACCCATAATAGAAGCTATTGCACCTAAACTTTGTGCATACTCATTATTCAGTTTGATATTCTTATTAGTAATAGGACTTTCAAACTTTGGAAGTGAAGTAGGTATTTCTGGCTTCCTAGCTACATCTGCTAAACTGCTTCTTTCATCATCCAGCTTTACATTAGGTGCATTAGGATATTTGTACTGGAACTCTATCACCCTCTTTTGTTCTGTAAGTGCATTAAGTTCAGCATTGATTCTTATCCTATCTTCATTACTAATAGCTAGGTTTAATTCCTTTCTTACAGATGCTATCTGTGCATCCAGTTCTGCTAATGAACCAGCAGGAATAACAGGCTTTACAGGTAACTTTACTTCTGTCTTATTGGTGGTAGTTCCTGTGAATACTTTAAATCCTTCCAATGATTCTACTGACTTAAAACCTTCCATCTTAGCCATACTGTTATTATATTCATTGGCAGTTTCATTATATTCTCTGGCTGTACTCTTTAATGCTGAATTTAACTGGTAATACTGCTGAATCTTTGCAGCTATATCCTTTAATTCATCATCACTATACTTTTCCAGCATAGTATGAATAATAAGATTCTGCTTCTGTGATTCAGCTAAAGCATCCTTCTGTTCCTGTGACCAGTCCTTTCTTTTAGCATTAGATTGATAGTTAGCTGTACCATTTTTAGCCCTAGATTTAACCTCATCCCTCTTAGCAGGGTCTAACAAATCCGCTTCAAATGCTTTAAGCATATCTTCCATAGTTACAGTAATATTAGCATTCGTTCTAGCTTCAACAGCTTTAGATGCTGAATTAATAAGTTCTTCCTGTAACCTAATGTTAGCTGCTTGTTGTTCCTGTAGTGTTATTCTCCATTTATCAAAGGCAGCATTCCTTTGGTCAGCAGGTGCAAACTTATTCTTAGCTATATATTGTGCATCCGCTATTTCCGACTGGCTCTTAGCACTGAATACACCATAACTAATTTGTGTGTTTCCTAACTGGTCTAATGCAGCATAAGCTTCCTTAGCCTTATCTATCATATCTCCCAGACCAGTAAGAAAGTTGGATAGATTTCCACTACCCAAGCTATAAAAGAACTCATCCACAGAAGTTTTTAAAGCAGCCATATTACTGGCTGTCATATCGCCTAAAGTCTGACTGGAATTAAGAACCTTATTAAATGCTTCTCCAGCAGTCATAGCTATACCTAGAACACCAGCAAATCTTCCTATAGTGGCTGTGATATTCCTGCCTACCTGCTGAAACTGTTGTACTTGTTGTGTGGAACGTCTTATATTATTATCGAATTGACTACTATTAAGAAGTAGTCTGGTTACTAAATCAGCCATATTTAATTGTGTATTGTATATTGTTTAGCTTTCTCTTTCAATCTCTTAATATCTTCATTACTAATAGATGTTTCTTCTGTAGTATCATTATCCCAAGTAAACTGCATTATATCAGTAGGCTTTAATTTCTTGGTACTGTTACATTGTGCAATTACATAAGCTATCATTCTAGCCTGTTCCCAGCTATTCCTGTCCTTCTTATGTAAATTGTTTATCAATGGTTCTAACTCATACATCTGCATCTTGTCTAGTACATATTCTGGGTCTAGTCCACCTTCTATTACTAAAGTTGAATATATCTCCTTAGTGGTTAGGACTTTTTTTTAGCATCTGCATTATTAGTAATAAATAGCTGTTGTTTCTCCAGTTCCTTCTTTAAGAAGTTCTGGAACTCCAGCATAATACTCATATCTTCATCTATGGATTCTATCAGTTCTTCAAAGGTTAGTGAACTGTCTGGATTATTAGCCAGTAAGACACAGTAGAAGAATAGATATTCATCTGTGATAGTCTTTAACTCAAATGCCTTACCTGTAATCTGTTCATAGATAAATAAGGCTCTAAGAGTATATTTCAGTTTGTAGTTTTGTCCTTTAATAGTCATATTAATAAGTATTAAAAAAAGAAGCCTTTACACCTCCATAACCTAGAGATATAAAGGCTCTATATTAAGCAGTAGCAGCCTTTGTAAGTGCTCCCACGCCTTCAAATGAAGCTGTAAAGGTTGCATTATCACCATTAGGTGCATTGGCTTCAAGTGCTGTAATAATAACATTACCCGAATATGTTCCAGTAGTGGCTGGCAACCATCCCCCTTCTGGCACTTCGTCCTTCTTTGTTGAATAATCTTTCTCCAAGCAGAATACAGCCTTAATAGGTGTTCTGGCTGTCAGCTTATCAAATAACTGGTCAAAAGTCATACCTTCACCATCATTAGAATAAAGGTTCTCGGTACTACAGTTCCAGCTAATCTTTCTAGCAGCCTTAGCTACCCATTTGCCACCACTATCCTTAGAAGTGGTTTCTACTGTTTCTACATTTATACTTAGTTTGTGGCTGGTTGCAAATGCTATAGACTTATCGTCAATAAATAGCATTAAGTCACCACCGTTAATTACTTGTCCTGCCATTTGTCTTTATGTTGAATGTAAGGTTCTGAATGAATGTATCTTCTATATAATCCTCATCTGCATTTGTCATTCTAATATCATATATGTTAATACCAGAATAGTTACCCTTCTTACCTTGTAAGGCATCTTTAACCAAGTCAGCAATTTCTATAGATTCATTGTACTTATCAGAAGCTATAACCACTTCCACATAAGTATCTTCACTATATATAAACCTATCCTTACTATCAGATGGTTCTATGCTTGTTCTTCTGTAAACAATGAATGGAAATGTAGTACCTGTATCAGCTATTAAAGGGTAAATTTTATGTCCTACACTATCTATAACCTTTGCATCATTACTAAGGATATTATAGATAGCTTTACCTACTTGTAAACTCATCGTCTGTTCCTATTAGCTATTCTCTGAATTGACTGGCTTATAAGGTTATCCATATTATCAAAGATTTCCCTTTCCTTATTGGCTTTAGCTGTTCTAAAGAAATGTACTGCATTAATACTACCTCTATTGGCTGCTGCTCTCTGCCTTCTAATAGGATTCCGACCTCTAACAGATGCAGTATTACTACCAGTGGTTCTTCTAACTCTAGTACCCATTTCAAAGAACTTTAATCTAAAGTCCCCCATAATATGTACCTTAGCTTCTTCTCCGTTTCTATCAGCATTAGCTTTGATTCCACTTATTAAGGTCTTACCATTCCACCAGTTTCTACTAGAAGCTGCTCTGCCTAAAGTCTGCCTTAGCTGTCTTTTAGTTTCACCGACTAAGATACCAGCACCCTTTCTTAAAGCACTTCTATAGACCTGTCTTTGCTGTCTACTAGTCAAATCTGCAAACATAGAAGTAACCTGTCTGGCATCTACTTCTATATTATTCATTTATCAATTCAGTTACTATAGTTATTGATTGCTTATATAATTCTCGGTTAATACTAAGAATCCTGTACTTATTGCCATTCCAAATAATTCGCATTTGCTCATTAACTTTGTGATATAGCCTTATAGTAAAGGTAACTGTATAGCAGTGGATTATTTCATTATTCTGGTTCTGTCTGTTTCCAGAATTATAAGTAACCTGCGCTCTGGTATTTATAGCATCCTTCCAGTCTATACCATTAGCCCCATATACATCTTTTAGTGTTATAGGTTCTTGTATGGTAATTGGATAATTTAATAGTCCTGCCCTCATTTTATTTCATAGTGTTTATAAAGTCCTATAAGATATTCATAACTATAAGGCAGTTTAACTACCGTACCAAATGCTACAGGCTCTCTATTAGCATATAAGTTACCTATCATTAGTAACATAGCGTGAATTATAGCAGGTGGTAAAGTACCACCTACTTCTAATTCATCTAAAGCTATGTCTAAATGTTTAGATACTGAATCCTCTGCTACAGCTATTAAGTCCAGAATGTACATATCATCTGCCCTAAAATCCTCATCTACTAGCAGGTGTTTCTTTGCTTGTTCTAAAGTTATATACATAGCTTACTACTTATTAAATAGACTATAATTAGGCTTTTAAAACCTTCTTCACAAAAGCATCTGCCCTTCTAGGCTTAGCATCAAAGTAAGCATTGATAACAAGTCTTACTTTACCGTTAGCAGCCTGTGTATATGGGTCTACTGTTAAATCAATTCCACCCCATTGACCGATAACCAAATCAGCGAAGTTACCATAAACAATACCCTTACCTGCAACAGCAGAAGTACAAAGAACTGGATAACCGTTTACCTCATTACCTTCCATCAGATACTTACCAGTATCAGTACCCTTGTCAGTAGTCTTTAAATCAGCCTTAGCAGAAGGTGAAACAATAAACTTAATATTACCTCTTACATTCTTAGCTTCCAAATCAGCTTCCATCTTAACAATATCTTTGTAAGTCACATTAGCTGCATCAGCAGTAACACCATTAAGCATACCAGCAGGTTTCTTTGCATCACCAGCTTCACTACCCAAAATAGTAGCTTCAAGTTTATTAGCAATAGCTGAAACAATATCTCTCTTTAGCATTTCCTCAGCAGAATTAGAGTCTTGAATTAAGAATTGCTTAGATACGTCGATATAAGCAGTAAGTCTTTTAGGTTCTAGGTTTACTTCTGAGAATGTACCACCGCCATTAGAAGCAGCATCTACTTCACCTGCCCAACCTACATTTGAACCAGAATAAACAGGAATAGATACATTACCTACTAAACCAGTCATATAAGAAGCACCAGCCTGTGCTAATACTAGACTTGCTCTCAATGGCTCTAGAATACCTAACTTATCTTCTGCTACATTCTCCTGTCCTGCTGTAGCTACAGTAGCTTTAATATCACCTCTTTCCTCGATAGGAAGTACAATCTGTCCGCTATAAGACTGACCAGCCTTGCGCATTTCTGCAATACCAGCAGTTACTACTTCCTGTGCTCTCTCGTCTAATTGTCTGTTATTGGCTACATCATTGATAGCCTTTAAAAGTGAAAACTTTTCCTTCATAGTATTAGTTGTATGTGTTGTTTGTTTAAGGTTATCTTCTTCAATCTTCCTAATCTGAATATCTATATCTGCCACTTCTTTAGTAAGTGCATCAAATTCTACCTGCTCGCCAGCATTTAGCTTTCTTACTTCCTTCTCAGCACCAGATATAATTTCCTCTGCTCTCTTTTGAAGCAGTTCCTTTTTGTCCAGTAGTTCTAAGGTGTTCATTAGTTTAACTTACTCCTAAGTCCAGCGAAGTAATCTTTTAAATCCTCGCTCTCTAAATCCTGCATCTTTCTTAATGCTACAGACGTATCTGGATATGCTTCCTTATATACTGGTGATACATCGAATAATTCTTTGAAGCTATTGATAGTTCTTAAATAACTACCATCTTCCTTCTTAGTCCAAGTATCTTTACCGATAGTAAAGGCAAATGAAGAAGTACTAATATCACCCCTTCTAAGACCTTCTAACAGTTCATCACCTAAAGCAGTGTTAGGTGCTTCAAACCTGTATTTAAGTCCAGTATCATCTATAGTTAATTCTAGGCTTCCAGTACCATATTTAGACCTGGCTAATATACCTCTATCCTCATTGTGATTCAGTAAGCATAGTATATCAGACTTTTCTAAAATACCTTCTAAGGCTGTAGGTTCTATTACTTCAGTAAAGCCACCTAAATCCCTAGACTGCTTACCGAATACTAAAGCATACCCTTCTACAGCTGTCTCTTATACACATCTCCGAGCCCACGAGACTCCTGAGCATCTCG